CATCGGATGAGCGACTAAAGAAAAACATTGTTGATAACAATGAAGGACTGTCAATCATTGACCAAGTGCGTGTTCGTAATTTTGAGTATCGCACAGCAGATGAAATTACAGAACTTCAAGCATCTGATGCAATTGAGTGTTCAGGAACACAGCTTGGCGTCATTGCTCAAGAACTAGAAGCAGTTGCACCTAGATGCGTAAAGACAGAAACCACGGGCGTAAAGTCTGTGGATAGTGATGAATTGTTTTGGCACATGCTCAATTCAATCAAAGAACTTTCAGCAAAGGTAGCTGAATTAGAAGCCAGATTAGGAGATTAACATGGCACGTACAACAGAAGAATTAGCACAAGACTACACAGCAATGGGTCACTCCGTTGAACTTATTAACGCAGTGATTGCAGGGTCACAGATGGCAGATGAAGATGCCTCTGAACGTCAGGCTTGTGTAGACAGAAATGTAGAACACCTTGAGCTTATGAAGGCCAAAGATGATTGGGGCAGTGAGGATATGACTGCTACAACTAATGCTATCAATGCTGGTAAGGGCTACACAGCCAGCTAGTGCGTATATATTTCTGACGCTGTGGGGCTTTTGAAGCCCTTTTTTTGCGTCTAAAATCGGGGGCATCTATGGACCTTGTTCATATCATTGACACTCTCATTGGCATTGTGGTGGCTGGTGGTGCGTATTTCCTTGGCTCACAAGCAAAAGAACTCAAGCGGGTTGAAATACTGCTCAACCGAACCCGCGAGGACTACGCCACACGCTCTGAATTGCGGGATGATATGCGTGCTGTCATGGATGCCCTACACCGCGTAGAGGACAAGCTTGACCGCGCCCTCACACGCACAGAATGAACCTCGTACATGCGTTTTTGCTGACCGTTTTTCTGCACGATGAAAACGGCGGCAAGACGCTTGTTTCAGACGATATGTATTGGCGCGATATAAACTCATGCAAATGGTATGCGCGTCAAATCCACTCTCAATCACGCGATAAAATCACAGCCTATTGCCTTCCCCGTTTAGTAGACCCTCAAACAGTGAGACTTTATGATGATTGACCCAATCACGGCATTTTCCGCTGTTTCTGCGGCAACTGGTGCTATTTCCTCTGCCATTAAAGCAGGCAAGGATTTGCACAGTTTATCCGGCCCAATCAAAAAGTATGCACAGGCGGAAGCTGCACTTAACTTTGGCGCGTCAAAAAAAAAGAACAGTATTTTCTCAAAAATGACAGGCGCAGAACAAGCTGGCATTGACGAGTTTTTTCGCAAACAGGAAGTCGAGAACATGCGCGCGGAATTGCGTGAAACCTTTATGCTTTTTGGAAAAAGGGGCCAATGGGAAGCTTTGCAGGCAGAGATTGCCCGTCAACGTCAAATGCAAAAGGAAGCATTAGAACATCAGGCCAAGCAACGCGAAAAGTTTTTGGCAATCATTACTATTCTTGGCCTAGTGGTCATTGGTGGTGGCGGCATTTTTTATTGGGTCGCCTGGATGAAAGATTGGTTATAAAAACAATGGAGAAAGTATATGCAAGATAGTTTGCCAAACCGCCGCCCGTGCGAATCGGAAGATGTTGGGCAAGGAATGACGGTGACAGTTAGTTTTCACCCGCAAACAGGTGAGCCTGTCGAGGTGTTCCTAACAGGCAGAGGCAAGGCGTCAGACAGTCCAATGCAAGATGCACTTTACCGCCTTGGCGTATCAGCCAGCAAAATGATGCAGCGAGAGGACAACGATGAGCAAACTGCTTGACCTAATTAGAGAGCATGAGGGGGTTGTGCCTCATGCTTATGCTGACAGCCGTGGGTATGTCACTATAGGCGTAGGCAGGCTGATTGATGAAAAGATTGGCGGGAAGCTGTCGGATGATGAGATAGATTATTTACTCACAAACGACTTGAACCGTTGTCTTGAGGAAGCCGCAACATACCCGTGGTACGAGGGTATGAATGAGGCGCGACAAGCGGTTATAATCTCAATGCTGTTTAACCTCGGTAAACCCAATTTTGATAAATTCCAGAAAATGCAGGCCGCTTTGCTAGTAGGCGACCACGAACTAGCAAGCCGTGAGATGCTTGACAGTAGGTGGGCCAAACAGGTTGGAAAGCGTGCGATTGAGTTATCTGACATGATGGAACTTGGAGAATGGCAATGACTGTCGAGGATGTTGCACGGAAGATGCTGGAGTTAAAGATACTGCCGCGTTTTTGTATCTTGGTTATGACAGGCGTTTACATACGCTGCATTGAGTGGGCGTTATCTCAACCTGATCTTACCACTCAACAAGCTAGTTTAATATCTGTAGTCACAGGGGCGATGACAGGCTCTTTGGCTGTCTGGCTTTCCTCGGAGAAGCACTAATGTTGCAAGCATTGATTGGGCCTGTTGCCTCACTTGCAGGCACTTGGTTGGAAGGCAAGGTAGAGAAAACAAAAGCAGAGACAGGCGCTAAAGTTGCAAGAGCAAAGGCAGAGGCAACGATTGCTGAGAAACAGGCAACGGGCGAGATTGATTACGACTTGGCCGCCGCAAATCAAATGGCCTCATCGTGGCGTGATGAGTTTTTTTCACTGCTTTTTGCCATACCAATGGTGCTGGCATTTTGTGGCGATTGGGGGCGTGAAATTGTCTTTAATGGCTTTGAGGCTTTGCAGCAGATGCCGACATGGTATCAGGTGTCTCTTGGCGCTCTTGTGGCCAGTAGCGTGGGTATGCGCGGAATCACCAAATTTTATGGCAAAAAATAGCTATGACACGGGGTATGACAAAGGTATGACAAAATGGGGTTAACCCACTGATTAATATAAAGATTATTGGCGGAGGGGATACCAATAAAAAATATACAAATCAATGGGTTATAAAGGTTTTGTCAAGACACGGCGGACATATGAGACACGAAAGTCTTTTTGGCATAATCACGCGCTGCGGCCCGATAATCAGGGTGAATTTGAGCGTAATGCTTCTCTGTCATCATCACTGTAGAATGCCCCAAAGCATCCCTGATTTGCTCCATAGGCACACCGGCTAAAGCTGCACCCGCTGCCCATGTCGAGCGCAAGTCGTGGAAGCGAAAATTGGCAATGCCAACTCTCTCACGAAACTTGTAAAAATCGTAATTGATGTTATCAACTTTGACGCCATCCTTTTCGATTATATAACCGCTAACAGAGTTGTCGTAGGCTTCACGCAACCATGCCTCAATCAATCCGGTTATATCGCACACCCGTCTTGCCTTACGGCGTTTACCATCGTTAGGCGGATTAAAATCTATCTGCCCTTCCCGCCATTTGATTTGATGCTTTTGCAATTCAAGTATGGCTGTTTTTCTAGCAGCCGTTGATATTGCGATGCCGACAGCAAGCTTGATGTGTAGCGGCTCTGTTTGCAAAGCATCCAGCAAAACCTTCTTTTCATCCTCATCAAGCCAGCGAATACGCGCCTCTTTCTTTGTGTCGTTTTTAGGTATGTAAGGCACACCATCAAGCATGTCGCCTTTCTCATCGTCCGCTGCCCAATTCAAGGCCGCAACCATAACCGACAACTCTCTAGCCGCAGTTACCGGCTTCACTGCTAACGAACGCTCTTGCTTCCATGCTCTGCACGCTGCTTTAAATGCAGTGTGGTCAAGCGGGTCGCAATCGTAGAGCGGTTCTAGCACCTTTATTATTGAGTTATGCCTCGCCATCGACACTGCTGTTCTCTGGTAATGTTGGCGTGTATATTGTTTCAGTATTTCACCTACATTCACAATACTTGAAGGCGCTTGAAGTTGCTTGAAGGTTTCTAAGAACTTTGACGCAACTTTCTCATCTGTTTGGCCAGTGCTTGCCCACTGTTGCCTGCCGTTTTCAGTCCAGTAGATGTGCCACACATCCCTGCCCTTCCGGCGTTTAAGTTGGTAATCGTTTGACATGATATGTCTCCCTCTATTGTTGACAATGCGTGGGCTGGTATTCTTGTTTTTTTACCCACTTTGATACTGGCAATATCGCCAGATTCGGTCATCCGCAAGACTGTCTTTGCTGAAACTTTCCATCGTTCTGCTAATTCTTGCGGCGTATAAAAAGCGCTCATAGAATCCTCACACTGGATAGCCATAAATTTCAAGCCCATCCTTATCTTGTTCTTTCATTTTCCCGTTACTAATTTCCAGACCGCAGCAATGACATTGCAAATTGCCTCCGTCAGCTTTCAGCGCTGTGACGCAAATTGGGCAAAGATTGACTGCCAAGCGTTGCGCAAACTTTCCATCACCTTCCACGATCATCGCCACACCTAATTGTCGTTACCTGGACGCAAACATACCGCCGCACCTTGGAAGATGTGACGCCTGTGATAATCCATGTATTCTGCCCTTGCCCTCACTGCCCTTCTCATTTCACGGGCAATATCGGGCCTTTGCTTCCACAAAGAACTGTCGGGCCGTTTTAAAGCTGGGATAGTGCAGTCACGGTTTCCCTTGCTCCATCCAGACAGCCAGCCGTATGGGAGCAACTTGTGCATCTCTGTCAGCCATTGTGTGCCAGCTATATCTTTAATTTGATTAGAAAACATGATGCGGTTTTCGGCATCAAATGAGATGTAGCCCTTATCAAACAGATAATCCAAATCGTAACGCAGCAACAAACCATTGGCGTAATCGACACATTCAGCCTCGTTTTTACAGTGACGTAGAGGCTTGATGTGACTACCTCTGATTATCTGCTTAATTTTAGTGCCGGTGACTTGGCAAATGCGCTGCTTGCGCAATAAACCCTTCTTAAAGTCTGACCGTATTCTTTTAATGTCACTGTCTTTGAGAGCCTTATAATAATGGGACATAAACCCATAATCGGGGTTATCTAGTCCTAACCGCTTCAACTCATTCTCTAAAGTGCGCGTCATCTATAAAGCCTTTGCTCAAACACTGCGTTATAGACACGGCGCACCACGGGAAGCACAGCATCTTTGGCATCATTCTCACACCGGCCAATGCGCCATGTTGCGTCATCTATGTTCGACATATGCACATCCACCTCATATCCACCGACACTTAAAACCATGCGCATCTCTATTTGTAGACGCTCTATAAGCTGTTCCACGCTTGCTGGTTCGCTTCCTCGTTTTTCCAATACCTGTTGCAACATTCCACTCCACAAAACACATCACCGGCTCCGTTAACTACGCCCGCAGTGCGCCAATTAAAGCGCTCCTTGCATTGGTAACATTCATCCCATCTGTGTGCGGCTTGAGGCTTTTTCTTCTTGGCGCTCTTTTTCTTCCGCACGTTCTAAAATCTCTATCGCTTTCGCTCTCATCTGCCGTGGCGTTAAACGCAACTGGCTTTGCTCTTTGCCTATCACCAGCAATAATCCGTCTATGTTAGGTATTGCCAAGGCGGGGTGGGATGCCGCGAGTTGGCCCGCAACATCCTCATTTGTCTTAAAACGGGATTTCATCATCCACCATGTCTGTTGTCGGAACAGATGCAGGCGTGGTTTTTTGCGGCGCTTTGTCTGCGGGTACAACCTTGAGCCTGCCCGCAATCCAAGTATCGCTTTTCTCGTAGCCATTGAGATAGTATTGCTGACCATTAACCATGACTTTCCCGTCATAATCCGAATGCCAATCTTCCGTCTTTTTTTCGGCATCCTTCTTGTTCAGCGAGAATGT